GAAGTAAGCTCAATGTCATTTGAATCAACTGCTGAAAGTCATATTTTATTATTAGAGTCAGCACAGCAATGTTACTTTGACTCTGTAAACTTTTCAGGCCCAGCAGATACAACAACAGTGTCAGACGCTTCGCTAGGTACTGTGGCTATTGAAGTACAAGGAACACCAGCGGCAATCCCAGAAATGGTAACCTTTGATAAATGTAGAATATCAGGTTGTACATATGGGCTACACACAGACGCAGAATCAAGAGCTATTACATTCAGCAACGGCCAATTTGATTTATTATGGAGAGCTGTACAGTTAGGCGAAAGCTCAACAGGCACTGGTCCAGCAGGATATCGTATCGTACAAAACTTGTTTAATAACATTGCCGACTCAGCTGTTTACTTTAACAACAGCTCTAAAAATATTTCAGCGTTTAATGTTTTCTTAGATTGTGCTAACACATTCAACGGGTTAGGTAATCCAGCTGAATCAGTTATACAGATTTTATCAAGCGACAATGTATCAGTTGGTGACCAGTTTGAGCGTAATGACGACGATGACAAAATACATTCAAGAATTGACATCGGGCCTACAGTAAGTGCTTTAGCTACAGTCAATGGTACAAGCCAGTTAGTTGGTAGGTACACTCGTGACGCAGGTCTACAACAAGTACTTGATAACAATCAAGTAGCACCCGCAAAAGTATTCACAGAAGAACAGAGTAGCTATCAAGGTTTTAAAATTGATTACTCAATAAGAAGAGGTGATACTAGACGCATTGGCACAATAACAGCTACATTGTCTGAAGGAGCAAACCCACTTTCATACTATGACGATTATACTGAAAATGCTCAAACAGGTATTTTATTATCCATTACAGAACTTGGTGCTACCTTTTCACTAGAGTACACCAGCACAAATACTGTAGACGGACTTATTAACTACTCAATATCACACTTACGCTAGTCGACTATGTGGGCACAAACCTACGAAGAAAGGCTTAGACTCTGGGCATCGTTACGACAATCAGTCGCAGACGATCCATTAGATCAACAGCTTGAAAAAATCAATAAATGGTGGAGCCACGCTCCTCGAGTTAATAATGTAGTACATTGGAACGACAAAGATAATTGGTTAAGTCCATGGGAACTTTTGGCAGAAAATGGCTACTGTGAACTTGCTTCTGCTCTCGGTTTAGCGTATACTATAATATTAGTTAACAAAGAAGCAGATGTGAAGATAGCACAAGCAAAAGATGAATCAAGCAGTGACGTCACAATACTTGTTGTTGACGATAAGCATATTCTTAACTGGGATATAAACTCAGTGATAAGTAAAGAACAATACAAATTTAAAATAAAAGAAACATTTGATTGCAGTAAACTTAACGAAAAGATTGGATAGAAATGGCAGAGATATTAGTAACAAAACGAGACGGCAAAAAAGAACCCTTAGAGATAGACAAACTACATAAAGTTGTTATGTGGGCTTGTGAAGATATAACTGGTGTGTCAGCCAGTGAAGTTGAAATCAAGAGTCACTTACAGTTTTACACTGGTATCAAAACATCAGACATACAAGAAACAGTTATTAAATCAGCGGCAGATCTAATCACAGAAGAAACTCCAAACTATCAATATGTAGCAGGTAGACTGATTAACTATCATATCCGTAAAGATGTATATGGACAGTTTGAGCCTTGGCACATTAAAAAGATAATAGAAAAGAATATTGGCTTAGGTATGTATGATCCAGAGCTTATGGATTTATATACTGAAGAAGAGTGGGATAAGATAAACGGATACATCAAACACGAAAGAGATGAGTCGTTGACATATGTTGCTATGGAACAGTTCCGTGGCAAGTATCTTGTACAGAATAGAGTAACAGGTGAACTGTATGAGTCACCACAAATAACTTATATATTAATCGCGGCAGTGCTGTTTGGTAACTACCCTGCGGAAACAAGATTAAGATATGTGAGAGAATATTATGACGCAATCTCAACACATCAAATATCACTACCAACACCTGTAATGGCTGGTGTAAGAACAAGTCAAAGACAGTTCTCAAGTTGTGTGCTTATTGAAACAGATGATTCATTAGATTCAATCAATGCTACATCATCAAGTATTGTTAGATATGTTTCACAGAAAGCAGGCATAGGTATTGGAGCAGGTAGGATCCGTGCTATTAAAAGCCCAATCAGAAAAGGTGATGCTTATCACACAGGAGTTATTCCTTTCTATAAACTATTCCAAGCGGCTACGAGATCGTGTTCGCAAGGTGGTGTCCGTAACGGAGCGGCAACACTATACTATCCAATATGGCACTTAGAAGTTGAAGACTTATTGGTACTTAAAAACAATAAAGGTACTGATGACAATCGTGTTAGACACATGGACTACGGTGTACAGTTCAACAAACTGATGTATGAGAGATTACTATCAGGCGGAGATATAACACTATTCTCGCCACATGATGTTCCAGAGATGTATGATGCGTTCTTTAATGATCAGGACAAGTTTAAAGAACTATATGAAACAGCAGAGCGTAATACTCGCATCCGTAAGAAAACAATCAAAGCTATTGACCTGTTTGGACAGTTTGTACAAGAGCGTAAAGACACAGGTAGGATATATCTACAGAATGTAGACCACGCTAACACACACGGTAGTTTCAAAGAAGAAGTAGCACCAATCAAACAAAGTAACTTATGCTGTGAGATTGACTTACCTACGAAGCCATTGACGGATTTAAATGACGCTACGGGCGAAATAGCACTGTGTACGCTATCGGCTATCAACTGGGGAGTATTTAAAACTCCAGAAGAAATGGAGAAAGCTTGTACACTGGCAGTGAGAGGATTAGACGCACTGTTAAGTTATCAGAACTATCCTGTACTAGCGGCCGCATATGCTACACAGAACAGAAGACCATTAGGAGTAGGTATTATTAACCTTGCTTATTGGTTAGCAAAGAATGACTTTACATATTCGGATCCAAGTTGTTTACCAGAACTAGATCGTTGGGCACAGCATTGGTCATACTACTTGATTAAAGCAAGTGCGGACTTGGCTGAAGAGTTTGGTGCTTGTCCTAAGTCTAATGAAACCAAGTATCACGAAGGTGTATTACCTGTTGATACTTATAAGCGAGAAGTTGATGAGCTAGTTGATCCAGTAGATCATGTTGATTGGAAAGGCTTACGAGAACAGCTTAAAGCTACGGGTATCCGTAACTCAACATTAATGGCACTGATGCCAGCAGAAACATCAGCACAGATCAGTAACTCAACAAACGGTGTTGAACCACCAAGAAGTTACATATCAGTTAAACAAAGTAAGCACGGTGCTTTAAAACAGGTTGTACCTGAGTTTAGACGCCTTAAGAACAAGTACGAACTACTATGGGATCAGAAGTCACCCGAGGGTTATCTAAAAATTATGTCCATTCTACAGAAGTATATTGACCAAGGTATATCGGTAAATACTTCTTACAATCCATCCTACTATGAAGACGACAAAGTGTCAATGAGTGACTTGTTAAAACACATTGTGATGTTTTATAAATACGGTGGTAAGCAGTTATACTACAATAACACACACGACGGACAAGGCGAGATTGATGTTGATCGTGATGTTAAAGATAGTGTAGAAGTAGATAATTCACCAGAGCAGTACGACGACGATGACGACTGCGACAGCTGTAAAATTTAAGTTAGGGGCATAAACAAATGAGCGTATTAAATAAAAATAACAAGAGCCATCTGAAAGCCAATGCGTTTTTAGACAAGAGTGGCGGTCACGGTATCCAACGTTATGATACTGTTAAATATAGACAGTTTGAAAAGCTAACTGATAGGCAACTAAGTTTCTTTTGGAGACCAGAAGAAGTTGATGTGATGCGTGACTCTAAAGACTTCAAAGACCTAACACCATATGAACAACATATCTTTACATCAAACTTAAAGAGACAGATTGTACTTGATTCAGTACAAGGGCGTTCACCTAACTTAGCACTACTACCTTTAGCAACTATTCCAGAGATTGAAACATGGATTGAGACTTGGGCATTTAACGAAACTATCCACTCACGTTCATACACACATATTATTAGAAATGTGTATGCTGATCCATCAAAAGTATTTGACACCTTAATGGATGTAAATGAAATTGGATCCTGTGGTACAGACATTTCTAAATATTATGATGACTTGATTGAATATCATAGAATGTATGAATACTTAGGTGAAGGAGAACACACAGTCAACGGAGAGAAAGTCGTAGTTGATGAGTACGAACTCAAGAAGCGTTTATGGTTATGTATTAACTCAGTAAATGTGTTAGAAGGTATTCGCTTTTATGTTTCGTTTGCTTGTTCGTGGGCATTCGCTGAACTTAAAAAGATGGAAGGCAATGCTAAGATCATTAAACTGATTGCCCGTGATGAAAACATTCATTTAGCAAGTTCACAACACTTACTAAAAATGCTACCACAAGACGACAAAGACTTTGTTAAGATTAAAAAAGAGTGCGAACCAGAAGTAGTAGAAATGTTTAAGTCAGCTGTTGAACAAGAAGAGGCTTGGGCAAAGTACTTGTTCCAAGATGGTTCAATGATTGGACTTAACGAACAGTTATTAAAAGATTATATTAGATGGATCGCTAACAAGCGTATGTCAACACTAGGCTTAGATTCACCGTATAAAGGAGGTTCGAATCCGTTACCATGGACACAGAAATGGATATCAGGAGGAGAAGTACAAGTAGCACCACAAGAAACAGAAATCAGTAGTTATACAATTGGTGCGGTTAAACAAGATGTAGATGAAGACACATTGAAAGGATTTAGTTTATAATGCTAACAGTATATTCAAAACCAGCTTGTCCGTTTTGCGACAAGACTAAAAACTTATTAGAAACTAAAGGGATAGAATTCGAAGTAGTAGACATATCAACAGATCCAGAGTCAAGAGATTTTTTAGTTGACGCAGGATATAGAACAGTTCCACAGATATTCAAGGGTAGTGAATTATTTGTCGAGGGTGGTTTCCACGGATTAAGTAAATTAACAGACGAAGACATAAACACTAAACTAGGATAAAAATGGACATAACAAAAGATCAGATATACACATTCAAAATAAACTCAGGCGAAGAAATGGTAACAAAAGTGTTAGAAGTAGATGACACTCATTATACTATTGAGAAACCTGTATCAATTGCTCCAGGACAACAAGGCATGCAGATGATTCCAAGTGCGTTTACTATGGAATTGGAAAAACCAGTAAGACTAAATATTAGTGCGGTCACAATGGTTTTTGAAACTAATCCAGAAGTACAGGCAAGCTATAAAACAGCTACCAGCGGAATAGTTCAACCACCAGAAAAGAAAATACTTAAAGGTTAACAAACAATGCCAGGCATAGTAAGACGAGGAGACACTAACGGAGCAG